AAGCAAATGATTCAATAATGGACTTACTAGAAATGAAGCCTAGTAAAAAAGTATTAACAGATACAGTACAGATAGATGTTACAAAACAAATAGCTGATACTATAGCAATGGAGGAGAACAAGTTAACATTACAAAGAAAAGAGGAAACAAATGAACGACCTGACTCCTGATGAAGAATACGAGCATGTTAATGCTAATATTATGGAAGACCAACTAGAAGTATCTATTAGAGCATTACACGTTATAGCAGCTATGCCTACTAGTGACCCTGACTTTCTTTCTTCCGTAGCACTTGATGCTTTAAAAGAAATGGAAACCTATGGAATGCTATGGAGTGACGATATTTATTAATGTTTGCGTATTGTCCCATTATAGATAGAACTTGTGCATTTGCTACAGACTGTGGTAATCATAAGCATTGTGGTATAAAAACTGGGTATTATGAAGAAACAATGATACGTAGTCTTACATCATGCCCTAAACCTAAAAAGAAAAAACGTGGCAGAAGATAATAAACTAGTTATAAATAAATTAAAGAAGAGTATGATAATGTTTGGTAAAATTATAATGCCAAGTATGTTTACTGTACCTTCACCAGATTTTCATTATAAGATTGCTGATGCTTTACTTGATAATGCCTCCAAGCAAGTAAACATCATTGCCCCTCGTGGTCATGCTAAATCCTCCATTGTGGGTGGTGTGTACCCTTTATACCACCTTATGCATCACGAGGGGAATAAATTAATAGTCTTAGTATCTAGAACACAAGACCATGCTATAAAATTATTAGGTACAATTAAAGATACACTTGATTATAGTGAAACGTTTAGAGCTATATATGGATATTGGGGGCAACATAGTGCAAAACAATGGGCTAAATCAGAGATAGAGTTAAAGGATGGCTCTATGATAATATGTAAAGGTACAGGTCAACAGCTTAGAGGTATTAAAGTAGGCAGTCAAAGACCTACATTAATTATTGTAGATGACCCAGAAGATGAAAACAATACTAAAACTGCTGAAGCTATGGAGCAAAACCTTAGATGGTTATTGCAATCAGCAGTTCCTTCACTAGACCCTAAGAAAGGCAAAATAATTGTTATTGGCACACCGCAGCACCAACGCTGCTTAGTAGAAGTACTAAAAGAAATGAAAGGTTGGAACAATATGCACTTTAGTCCAGACATGGATAAGGAGATAGCACTGTGGGAAGAATGGCAACCTATAAAAAAATTAAAACAAAAAAAAGAAGAGTTAGAGTCTATAGCAAGAGTAAGTGTTTTTTATAGAGAGTATCTATGTCAGATAGTTGGAGATGAAGACCAGCTGTTTAAAGAAGACTATATACAATACCATGATTACGAACTAGAAATAGATGAAGATAATCAACATTATTTAAATACTGGTACTGATAAAATACCAGTAAACGTCTTTATGGGGGTTGACCCTGCATCCTCAATACGCAAAACAGCTGACTATAGTGTTATTATGCCTGTAGCAGTTGATAATAATAATAATCGGTATATTCTAGAATATTATCGCAAAAGAGCAACCCCTATGAATTTAGCAGAAAGCATTATAGAGTATTTTAAACTATACAAACCTGTAAAAGTACGTATTGAGTCTGTAGGCTATCAAGAAATGTTACGAGAGTATTTAAGACAAAGAACAGAGGAAGAAAAATTATTTATTAGTGGATTAGAAATAAAAGAATCGCCACGAACTAGTAAGTCATCAAGACTTGAAACAATGGAGCCATACTTTGCACAGAAAAAAGTATATATTAAAAAAAGTCAATTATCTTTAAAAGATGAATTATTATTGTACCCTAGAGGTAAGCATGATGATTTATTAGATGGTTTGTATTACGCTATGAAAAAATGTTATACACCAAATCATGTAGTAGAAAATAAAAGCAATCAATCTAACAACAGGACTACTGCAAAGAAGTATGATTGGAAAACATCTTAATTTGGAACTTTATACATATTAATATAGTTTAACTAACTAAAACCTAACTCTATGCACAATAACTCTAGCAAAGACCCAGAAGTACAATTTACCCACGATTTATTAAAAGAATATAGCTCATCCAGAGAAAACTGGGCAAAACAAGCTGTAGAAGATAATGAGTTTCGTAATGGTAAACAATGGACAAAAGAACAGTCCGATGCTTTACGTAATAAAGCTCAAGAACCAATTGTAGTAAATGTAATATATTCAGCAGTAGAACAAGCAAAAGCTATGCTTGCTGCTAATAAACCACGATTTCAGTCAACTGCCAGAGAAACCAGCGATACAGAAGTTGGTCGTTTATTTTCTGATTTGATGTCCTACGTCTGGGATAATTCCAATGGCAACGTAGAACTCAAGCAAGCTATTGATGACTACTATGTTAAAGGCATGGGAGTTATAATGGCATATACAGACCCAGATAAAGAATTTGGTCGTGGTGAAGTTTGTTTAAAATCAATAGACCCTCTTGAAGTATACTTTGACCCAAGTAGTAAAGACCCTTTTGCTAGAGACTGTGGTCATATTATTGTAGCAAAATTGATGAGTCAAAATCAATTAATACAACACTTTCCAGAGTTTGAAGAAGAAATACTAAACGTTCAAGAAACAAGCTATATAAATATTCCTTCTGAAAGTAGACATTCTTTAATGTCTGAAGACGTTACTCTTAAAAGTAGAATAGCAGGACAAGAGTTATCTGGAGATAGAGAATTAGAAATGTTTACAAGGTATACAAAAATACGTATGCCTTATTATAAAATTTATGACCCTTACTCTAATTCTGAGCAAGTATTTAATATTGACCAATTTGAAGAGTATAAAAAAGAAGAAGTAGTAATATTAACAGATAATAATGGTAATACTCAAATATTTACTGACGAAAAGCAAGTAAGAGGCTATGTTCAGTTACATGAACAGATGGGTGATACATTCCATATGATGCAAGACCCAGAAACAGGGCAACCAATGCCTATGGCAGGAAAGGAGCATGAAGGTTCTATACCTAACTCAACTAGTTATATAGACCTAGCTACTAAAGAACATTTAATAGAAGACAAAAGAATTTTAGTAAACGAAATAGAAATTACAAATATAGAGCAATGTGTTTCTGTAGGTGACTATATGTTATATAAATCAATTTTACCTATAGAAGAATATCCAATTGTACCATTTATGAATGGTTTTAATCGCAATCCTTACCCTATGTCTGACGTAAGACTTGTAAAAGGATTGCAAGAATATATAAATAAAATACGTTCATTAATTATTGCACATGCATCTAGTAGTACAAACGTAAAATTATTAATTCCTCGTGGTGCAGTAAACAAACAGCAGGTAGAACAAGATTGGGGTAGAGCAGGAACAGCGGTTATAGAGTTTGACCCAGAGTTAGGTAGTCCTATAGTAGCATCCCCTATACCTTTGCCTAATGAATTATATAAAAATGAGGCAGACGCAAAAGCTGATATTGAAAAAATACTTGGTATATACGCTTTAATGCAGGGCGACATGGGTTCTGCACCACAAACTTTTAAAGGTACAGTTGCTTTAGATGAATATGGTCAAAGACGTATTAAATCTAAAAGAGATGATATAGAAGAAGGATTAAATCAATTAGCTAAAATAGTTATAGGTTTAATACAGCAAGTATATACAGATGAAAAAATTATAAGAATAATGCAACCTAATAACAAACCTAATGAAATTGTAGTAAATAGTCCTCTCTATGATGACATAGGAAATGTTGTAGGTAAACAAAATGATATTACAGTTGGTAAGTATGATGTAATAGTATTATCTGGTTCTACTTTACCAAGTAATCGTTGGGGAAGATTTGAGTACTACATGCAGTTGTATCAAGCTGGTTTAATTGACCAGATAGAGTTATTAAAGCAAACTGATGTTGCAGATATGGAAGGTGTTCTTGAAAGAAATGGACAAATGAAGCAATTGCAAAATCAAATGCAAATGCAAAGTGAAGAAATTAAAAAGCTTAAAGGTGATTTACAAACTGCACAAAGAGAATCACTGCATGATAGAAAACGTGTAGTAATAAAAGAATTTGAAAAGAAACTTGCTAAAGCAGAAGCAAAGGTTGAAATGTCACAAAAATTATATCAATCTAGGCTTTCTGATGAATTAAAAAATGCAAAGAATGATTTATCTAACGCTGCTGAAGATAATCCACAGCGTGAAATGAACGAGACTATACTAAGTATAAACGAAGAATAATTGAGGAAGCGGTTGCTGGAATTAACCAAATCGCAAAAAAGGAAAAGAAAATGGATAATTTGGAAGTAGTTGATGCTGGTACTGCACCCGCAGGTAACGTAGAAATGTTTCAAGGAGAGCTGTCTGCAGAGGCACCTCAAGTTGAACAAGTTTCTAACGTAG